CGGGGAGACCGTAGTTGAAGTAGTTAAGTCTACTACCTGCCATCGGGGGGCTGACCGCCTTTGGTATGGGACTGACGCGGCTCACTCTATTGGGCTATCTTTTAAATGACTGATAGGAAAGACTATCACCCCTTGTTTAACACCAATGTCTTATGTGTTTTGTTTCTGCACCTTCTGTGTAGAAACATGTTTTGGGTATTAATATATGGATTTAATATAATATTGCCTATGGTAGCCTGCGAGGGCTGCTACGGGAGTGCATCATAGATTCAGGTTTGCTTGGTAACAAGTGCTGATTCGAGTGCTAGTGCATTTATTTATACGGTATTATATTTATTGAAGTATATGGATATTCGAGACGACGAACTATTTTTCTAAGCTTCAAAGTTGAAGATAGGCTAGTAGTGCTTTGCAATGGATTCTATGTTAGAAGTTGTAGAGTAATGCTAGTAGTAGTTTGTCTTGTTAGGTGAACATAGCGCAGATGGACATCTGAGCGATAGAAAGCTTGTCCTGCTTCTACCAGCATGTAGGTAGCGGTTGTAGGAGTCGAAAACCTTCACCCTTCTTTTAACTGTTCAGTATGGCGACACCTAAAGTATCTTGTGAAAATGCGATCCTGCGGGATTTACACAAATATTCAAAAGATGATTTGGCTGCTTTTTCTCTTTGTGAAACAAAACATTGTAATTTTAGATTGAAAAATTATGTGAGTTTAGGCTATTTTGGAGTTTTTGTCGAGCATACAATGTGTGGTTGTACAACATCTACTGCATTGTTGCGCATCGGAAAGGAATTAATTATTGCCCGATTGCCATACTATATTACCGCGGAAAGCATTTCAGAGAGTGTGTTGTCTGCTGACGCAGTATTCAAGGAACAGAGCACCCAATGTGTATTACAAAATTTCAATTTCCCTTCGTTGAATGGGTATGATGGTGAATACTATCAATACGCCCTAGAGACGAAAATGGGAGATTGTGGACATGTACTATACAGAATGGAGGACGGAGAGAAGAAAGTTCTGGGACTTCATTTGCTGTATCATGCCGGATGTAAGTTTGGTTTAAGTATACCATTCACAAAACAAACTTACATTTTAGCCTATGAGGCAGCAAAGAGAAGTGGAGTGGATCTTGCAGAGAAGCCAGTAGTAACTATACTGGAAGATCTGGAAATTCAATCAGACGTTCCTAATAAGGAATCAAATGTGTTAAATGACATCCTCAGTGTTGTCCAACCAGTTGTTTCCGGAATGGAGACAGTTGCTGGAATTTTTGATAACCAACCTGTATATAATACAGATGGTTTTGCCCCAAATACAGTTAACATCCCCCGACAGGTAACGACCCTTGGCTTTATGAAAGATGACTACAATTCCTTCCAAGGAGATGTAGTATCTGAAAGGAAAATGATTGACATGGAGGAGAGAATGCGAATACCTGCTAGAATCGCTGTTACCAATTGGCAAAAAACTCAAGCCGCGGAAACGCTGCTTGAGTCATTTCCTGTGACACCAATGGCGAGCTTCAAATATCTAGACACTAATGTGTGCTACGATTGTGGAGATCTAGCTGCTTTCGGATTATCTTATCAAATGTGGAGAGGATCTTTGGAATATACTTTTGAAATATGTTCAACAAAATTTCACCAGGGACAGCTGTACATTTGCTACTGTCCAAATCCCCAACCTTCAGGAACTTTGACATATGCCCAGGCCCAAAATTTAGATGGAATTTCAATTGATGTATCAAATTCAAACCGAACAAAATTTGTGATCCCCTTTACTTACCCCTTGGACTTTTGTATGACTGGAAACGGATTTGTTGGCCTTAAATCTAATGTTTTGACCAACGCAGTGACTCAGGACCCGATCAACGACACCATGAACACCGGCTCAATCTACATCTTCTCTCAAAATCCTTTGAGAGATGGTGGTTCCAACGGGATGCCCACTAATGTGGACATCAACACCTACGTGAACGCTGGCTCAGACTTTGAATACAAAGTGCCACGAGTGGCACCGGATTATAAGTGGAAAGCTAATGGCGTTGTAAGGCAGTCCAATCGCACTGGCGCAGTTGCGATGGACATCCCCACAGTGGTTCCTCCTTCTTACGCTGAAAATGTGTTAAAAGGAGTTGTCGACGATGGTCCAGCCGACACTGGATCAATACTTGACAAGCCATATATGGTGGGGCGCTTCACAGTAGGTACCACCCACACCTTTAGCCAGAAACTGTATACAGTCAATCTACCCCATGACTTTGCGGATTCTGGCGACAGGGCTCCCTCGGGACTTTTCTCCTTTCACAACTTCTTACGTTGTGATTTTGAGGTGACTATTCGGCTGAATACCACCCCATTCTGTTGTGGAATGTTGAGAGCGGTCTATAGTCCGGTGCCGGACATGATTAGACCATACTACCAGCTTTCAGCGAATTCCAATCCCCGATCTTTCAATGGATCCAGTGTTTTGCCTCATTGTGACTTAAATTTGAATGGCCAGACAGAAGCCAGCTTTGTTGTTCCATGGAGCAGCATTGCACGGCTTTTGCCACGCCCGGCTGACGCCGTGTTTGGCCAAATTGAAGTGTTTGTCAAGAATGAGTACAAAGGTTCAGCTGGAATATTGAATGGGACTATCTGGATTAGAGCTCTCAATCCACATGTGAGTGTTAAACGTGTGGTGGGAACTAGTTTCCAGGGCCCCGATGGGGATGAGGATGATAAAACAGCCTCAGCAGAAGGAGAAGAAGTTGTCGTCAGTGCACTCCCTAGAAGTGAGGGTGGACAGTATGTCTACCTGAGGAACAATCATATGGGAGTGATTCAGCTGATGAAGAGGGCACACTATGTTGGAAGTTTTGACATCACTGCCAAGAACATCCAACAGAGTGAGCAAGTGAAGTTTTCACTGGATAATGGTACAAGAGCAGACTATGTTTCACATATGTACTTGTACCGATCAGGTTCAAAACGTGTTTTGTGCCTGGTTGCTGGAAATAGAACTCATGGTGGTTTTCTAACTCTGAGGTATGCACCTTATGAGTATGCACTGAATTCCCCCAATAATGTTGCTTCACCAGCTGTCCATGATGATCACTTGAGAGCATACGTGCCACTACACCATTCTGTAGCCACGTTTGAGTTGCCTCAGTACACTCCTAGCGCGATCGCTCCTATCTTTTCTGATAGTTCCATCTATAGAAATGGAGGAGCAGGAGCGCGCCGAGGAGTTGTGTACTTGGGAGCATGGGGTCAGAGACTTGTAGAGGAGAATCCTGGTGGCAATCAAACAGCCATTAGTTATCCTAATATGACAGTTGTGGTGTATACCTCAGATGGGGAGGATGTGCAGTATTACATTCCATTGCCACCCCCCATATTTGAGTACCACACCGGAGATACTTTGAATTTAACAAATTCCGAGCTTCCACCTGGGAATGGGTTCGATCTTCAGAGCGAGGAAAGAACAAAGATTCCAAATCTCCCTACCGTAGGGACCGAAACCACAGAGAGTGATGACGTAGACCATAACATCTCAAGGAAAATGGGTCATGCAGCTTTTGGTTTCAAGAATCTTTTTAAATTCAAGTGTACCTGTCTCTCTACAATGGAGACTGACGCCCCTGAGGAGGCGAAGACAGCTGAACTTCCCACAGTTACAGCTGAGTGGACTATCCAGTCCGAGGAGACAACCAAGGTGAATTGTCCAACAATTTCACCCCATCCTCCTACATCAAATGCTACTGGTAAATCCAGAGGACAGAAGCCATCTCGTGCAGACCCACATCGTGTGTACGAACAAATGGTAAATGAGTGGTCGCGCCGACCAGACTCAGAGGACTTGTATATTGGAAACAAATGGCTAACAACCATCCAGTATGCAGGGAAAACTTTTAGAGGAAGCGGTTTCTCTAAAAGGGAGGCACAGCGCCAGGCGAGGGCGCGTGTGATAGGGCATGTGAAGGATTTTCTCATTAACCGCTCCAGTAACCCTGTAGCGCTTGTCCAATCTCTTGCGGATTCCGAAACAACACCCGGAGGACTCCGTGAAGAGCAGTGGACCCCTGTGAAGCAGTTATTTGATATGCTGACTAACGGGGTTTCCAGAGGAGTTGAGAAAACGAAGGAGACTTTCACCAATTTTGTTAAACAAATGTTGGCTGAGGGAATCAACGAGGAAGTAGAGAAGTTCAAGGAGACAATCTTTGAAGGAGCTCAAAAAGTCACAGGAGTGATTAGTATGTTGTATGCAATCTATTGTGCCTACCTCAATGAGGATTGGGTGGCGATGGGTATCCAGTGCGGCTTTGCAGCTGTGCATTTCATGCATTACAAACATCTATCACAGTTTGTGGCTTGGTTGGGCACCAAAAGGGAAGATCAGTTTGGGAGTATCAGTCCCTCGATGATGCTCATCAAGGGAATGACTAGTCTCATAGGATCAAAGTTGTCAAAAGAATCAATCCTGTCTTTCAATTCAAGAAATTTATTTTCAAAAAATATCACAGAAATTTTTGCAAATCTTTGGAGTTTTATTACAGATTTTTATAATGCTCTGACAGGAAAGGAAACAGCGG